TTTGCACAAGTGACCAAGTAGAATTAGTTTCAGCGGTTCATTCAATGAAAGATGACTACTTGTTTACAAATGTTTCAAGAAACGATATTGTTGCAGGCGATAACGATTAATTTTACTTGACAAACCTAGTTTGTTATATTATAGTGAGTGAATTATGAAGAAACATATTGATTATATTTTTCCGCACCCTATAGCACAATTTCAATTAGATGTAGATAACGATGCGATTACAAAAGTTATCTATGATATTTTAGGTGATGTAAGAGAAACTAAACAACATGGTTGGAACTGTGAAGTTATTTCTTCTTACAATCACAAAAAATATACTGCAGAATTTTACAAACATAATTGTGTAATAGATTTACTAAATCAAACTCAACAAGCAGGTGCAGAGTTTGTAAAAGAAGTAGGTTGGGAACCTGCAGGCAATCATTTTCCTTATACAGTAGACCATGCTTGGTTTAATCTTTATCGAAATGACGGAGACATAAGACATTGGCAAGAGGCACATCATCATGGGGTACATGACATTTGTGCCATCTATTATGCCACAGTAGATGATAGTTTTACAGAGTTCGATAATCCTAATAGTTACACTTTTCATTTAGCACATGGACAAAAATACGGTTCTAGTCCTGTAACTAAAAAGTTATATAGAGTTGTACCACAACCTGGCAAACTAGTAATCTTTCCTGGGTATATGTTTCATCGTGTTAATCCTTCCAAGTCAAATAATTTCATTCAAAATCGAATAACTATTGCCATGAATTTCGTACAACTTCCAGAAGAAGAGAGATTACTCAATAAAATCAACGATTCCAGTCAACTTAATTTGCCGATTTAACCCTTGACAAATACTACCACATTTGTTATTATGACTTATGAAAGGTAAAAATGCACATGAGATATAATAGTAAATATAAAAAACAATACGACAGACCTCGTAAAGAGTTTTATCCTAAAGCAACAGGTCTAGAAGTTATCGTTAGAAATAACGATGTTGAAAAAGCAATTAGAATATTAAAAAAGAAAGTTGCTAAATCTGGTCTTATGCGAGAGTTAAAGCAAAGAGCATACTACGAGAAACCATCTGATAAGCGAATTAGAAAACAGAAAGAGGCGGTTAAAAGATGGAGAAAAGTACAAAAGAAACTTCAGGAAAGGTGGTAGTTTATGATACCTAAAATAAATACATTTTTATTAATTGGGGTAATTACTTTTATAACTCATTTTTATATTGTTGTAAATAAAAAATTCGATGAGATGCAATCATATCTTGATGCGACTTATAACGAATTAAGTATGATACATTATGATAATGAAATTAGTTTAGAAGAACATGTCAATAATGATAATCACAATGGTGATACTCTAGAAGAAAGCATGACACAATTTCTAAATCTAATTAAAGAATTAAAGAAACTAGATAACGAGGGTAATCAATAAATGAATATTTTTTACTTAAACAAAGATCCTAAAGTATGTGCCGAACAACATTGTGATAAACATGTTGTGAAAATGATTGTTGAATATGCACAATTACTTTCTACTGCACATAGGGTCATAGACGGTGAGGAGTATGAAGACCGAAGTAAGAACAATAGAAAGATTAAAAGATGGAAACTATCTAACCCAAACAAAGATGAGATTATATACAAGGCGTGCCATGTATCACATCCTAGTGCTATTTGGGTTCGTAAGTCTTCTCAGCATTACTTATGGTTGTTCAGTTTGTTCACCGAACTTAGTAAAGAGTATACCCAAAGATATGGAAAGACCCATAGCACACATAGATTGCTCGGTGAACTTTTAAGTGAAGTTCCTAGTAATTTAGCAGATAATGGTTTTACAGAACCACCACCTGCGATGAAACACTTTCCTGATTGTATAGTGCAAGGTGATAGTATTCAATCTTATCAAAATTATTATGTAGTGGCAAAACAATACTTTGCAAAGTGGACTAATAGAAATATACCGACATGGTATAGTGACCGTGTAAGTCAAACGGTCTAAATAGTTCCATGCCAACATATACATTTATTAATCAAGCGACAGGTAAAACGGAAGACAAGTTCATGTCTATGAGTGAACTTGATGACTTTACTAAATCTAATCCTCACATGGAAAGAGTATTAACTGCACCTGCTATTGTAGGGGGTGTAGGTATGCGAGTAAAAGAAGATGGTGGGTTTAGAGAAACAATGTCTAAGATAGCAGAGAAACACCCAGGGTCACCTCTTGCTGATAAGTACGGTTCTAAAACAAATAAAGCAATTAAGACTAAAGAGATTTTAAACAAACATAGACGAAGACAAAAAAATAAATAGGAGTGTGCTACTGAGAAACGAAGATGTTCTATTAGGTCAATCTAAAATAGACCGAATGCAACTTTGTCAATCCAGTATTGTGCAGGTGGTGAGGCGCCTCACCACCATCCTTTCATTAGAGAGATTACATGATTAAAGAAGTTATACATGATTTTGCAAAGTGGTTACAAAAGAAGTCTTATGTAGCACCCGAACCTAAAGTAGAATTTTATTCTATCATCGAAGGTCTAGAAAGATGGCAACCTATAGTAAGAGCAAATAAATTTGTTCCGTCTTGGTATAAAGACTTACCTAAATTTCATGCAGACGAAGATGTTCAAGATCCTGACTTATATAAAGGACACTTACCATCAGGTACCCCGATAGAATGGGGAACTAGAAATCAAACAATTAAAACTTGCCCAGGTATGCAAGATATAATGACACAAGGTTTCTATAATTTATTTTGGTCACAGGCACTTATAGAAGTTTCACAAGCAGGAGATTTTGTTTGTTTCACTCCTACTAATCAAGGAGGATATGTTCCTGCAGGTGATGACAATAGAAATGCAGATTACACTAGAATAAAAACTTCAAAGTTAGAAGATGTTGTTCGTCAATTAAAAGGCAGAGGTCTTTCAGATGCCGATTGTGATTATTATAAAAAACAATATCACGATAAAGAGTTTACAAGTTTTAGTACGCACCCACCAGGTCAATACGATACAATGAAACCTTTGTTGCCTAGACACTATTCAAAACAATTACTAAAGTTGCATAGTCCTTGGCGTATCATTACACCTCCAGGTTGGTCTACGATTGTTACAAATCCTGTTTATCATTTTCATCCTGTTCTAGAAACGATGACAGGAATTATTGATACAGATTTTTATCATATGTTTAATTCCTTTTTCTTTTTAAGAGATACGGGTCTTAAATTTGAATTAACTTTTGGTACACCTATTGCTTGGTATCTAATCGTAAAGAGAGAAGACTTTCCTTATGAGATAAGACAAGCAAGTGCAAATGATTATGCACACGAAAGAGTATTACAAAATCATATGAATAGTAGGTGGGGAAGTGCCGCACCATATAGAGAAATGAAAAAGATATACAAAGGAGGTAAATGTCCATACGGTCATGATGAGAAATAATTGATGACCTAATATTATGTTTAGATATTCTAAAGGGAGAACTAAATGTCTAGACGAGAAAAAATTATCACATGTAAAAACCTAAGACCAGGTTTACTTCAAGAAATAAATCCTAAAACACCAGCACAAAAAGAAACCTTTCAAGCATTCGATGATGACAAAAATCTTATGCTACATGGATATGCAGGTACAGGCAAAACTTTTATCATGTTGTATCTTGCCTTGAACGCAATATTAAATCGAACTGTACCTCAAGAAAAAATATTAATTGTAAGGTCAATGTTACCTATTAGAGATATAGGTTTTCTACCAGGCAATACTGAAGAAAAAACATCTGTATATACAGAACCATATAACGCATTGTTCGAAGAACTATTTCCTGAAATACCTAACCCATATGACCTTGCTAAATATAGTGATATACTAGACTTCATGCCTACTTCTTACATGAGAGGTATTACTGTAAGAGATAGTTTAGTAATTGTTGATGAATGTCAAAACTTAAACTTTCATGAACTAGATACTATCATGACAAGAGTAGGACAAAATAGTAAGATTTATTTCTGTGGTGATTTTCTACAAACAGATTTGAGAAACCCACAAGAACAAAACGGCATAATTAAATTTATGGAAATACTACACGATATGAAATCTTTTAGAACTGTAGCATTCAAAGAGCATGATATTGTGAGAAGTGGTTTAGTAAAGGAATATATAATAAGTAAAAACAAAAAAGAATATGCTATGAATTTTGATAGTATAGATAAGAAATTAAGGAGTAAGATAGCATGAAGATAAGCGATAAAGGTATAGAACTCATCAAACACTTTGAGGGTTGTGAATTACATGCCTATAAAGATATTGTTGGAGTGGTAACTATTGGTTATGGTCATACAGGTAGCGATGTTGCCGAAGGACAAACAGTTACCGAAGAAGAAGCGGAAGAAATCCTAAGAAAAGACTTGACTAAGTTCGAAGATTATGTTAAAAATTATGTAGAATGCGAATTAAATCAAGAACAGTTTGATGCCTTGGTGGCATGGACATTTAACTTAGGACCAGGTAACTTGAAATCTAGTACATTACTTAAACGATTAAATGAGAATGATTACGATGATGTTCCTAATCAGATACGAAGATGGAACAGAGCAGGCGGCGAAGTTGTCTCAGGTCTTGTAAGAAGAAGGAACTCAGAGGCACACCTGTTTGAACATGGTGAGTTGAAGTACGAATTTGATGATTGAGATTAATAAAGAAAGACCTCCAGTAGAGGTAGAAAAATTAGGATACGATAAAGAACAGTTAGAGCATTTTAACATCTACTTTCAACATAATTTTAGATGGACCTATAACATGGGTCATAGTAATGATAACAAATATTTTTGTTCAGATTATACAGTTGATGGATTGTATGTTCAACAAGATCCTTTTGTTAAATTAATATGGCAAAGAGCATGTGATAAATTTAACATACCATCTTTATCAAAGATAGGTAGATGTTACTTGCTAGGACAAACACAAGGATTAGATGGACCTTGGCATGATGATTATGATGTCAACGAAAATCCTAATATAAGAACTTTGTTATACTATCCTATTTTTAATCCTCATCGAAAACATAAAGGAACACAATTTAAATTTGAAAATGAAGACGAAGTTGAAATTCAAGAAGTTCCTTATGAACAAGATAGTGCAGTTTTCTTTGATGCAGGAGTAACTCACAGAGGTCTTTCAACTACAGATACTAAATCATTAAGAGTATCATTAGTATTTCAATGCATAGATGTTAACATGGACATGAAACATTGGTGTGAAGATACTTGTGGTAACGATGAAAGACTAGATAATATTATACGACCTATTATACCAGGATAAAGATAAATGTTTAATCATGTAAATACGATTGATATACCAGAACTACAAACACTAAACGAAAACAACTCTAGATTTTATATTACACCTACAGGAGAGAAGTACCCATCGGTTACTACTCTTCTAGGTTGGTCTACAAGAAAATCAATTTATCAATGGCGGCAAAGAGTAGGTGAACAAAAAGCAAATAGAATATCAGGTCAATCATCTGCTAGAGGTACAAGATATCACAATATAGTAGAGAAGTATTTGCGTAATGAGGATGTGTCATTTAGTTCACCACTAGATAAAGACTTGTTCAATTCTACAAAAAATCTCTTATCTCGCATAAATAATATTAATCTACTAGAAAAGACTTTGTATTCTGACCACTTAAAGTCTGCAGGAAGAGTAGATTGTATAGGTGAATTTGACAATAAACTTTCAGTAATAGATTTCAAAACATCATCGAAACCTAAAACTGAAAACTACATCACCAATTACTTTATGCAAGGTAGTGCCTATGCGGTGATGTTTGAAGAGAGAACTGGTATACCGATATCTAACATAGTTATCATTATGGCAGTTGAAGGTAATGAACCGCAATTATTTCGAACTAAAAGAGATAATTACATAGAACAGTTTAAAGAACTGAGGAAGAGATACGACAATGAAAAACTTACTAACTAAAGTTGTAATATTCTCTCTTTTGTTCTTAGGGGTATTAGGAACCACTACTGCATATGGAGTAGAAAATGGTTACAACACTAGTCCCGTTGCGCCACTAGAAAACGAAAAACCTGAAGATGCAAA